TTTCGGTAACAAGCATCCTTGGTGCTTCCTCCATCTTTAAACTTAGCTACTGTTCTACCGCCGTAGTATCTTCTCATACTATCCGTAAGTCTTATTTAAAGTCATTACTATTGAGTAGGCATCACCGGACGCAGCGCCTGTTGTTGTGAATACAATGTCGCCAGTCTTACCCGCAGCAGCGTTATTTGGTATCCCGCTGAACTCTCTGTAATCTAAATCATCTGAATAATTCTCAGGAAGATAAGCAATTAAAGTATTTGTTGTTGCATCAAATTCTATTTTAACATCCATCTTATAAGTGACGAATTGTATTCTAGACACAACAACTGCGGTACACGCTTTCCCTGTCAAAGGGTCTGCGTTAAGAGCAGATACATCAACCTTGACAACACCAGATTCACCAGTGCCATCGCTCACATTTGTAAATTTCAAGATAGCAACCTTCGCTCCATCCTGAATAGTTTGACTGGTAACTAAGTCAGCCATTTGAATTCTCCTAAATAAAAGGCGAGTTACCTCGCCCTATATTCTACGAAAGGTTGTTGTTCTGAATATACATAACCGTAACTGTTGCAACGCCTGTTGTGCCGTCGCCATTAGCTCCAGTGAAGTCAGCTAAAACTTCTAGGTCAGTAGTGCCAACATTAGTAGCTTCTGTATCAAGCGTTCCGTGAGTTGTGGCGAGAGCTTTAGTATTTACACCATCCAAAAAAGCATTTGCGTCTGCCGCTGTTCCAACTGAAATAGTAGCAGCTCCGCCGTCATTTCCAACGGTAGTGACGTTTAAAATTACATCAACGATTTGAGAGTTGGCAGGTACTATTGCCATTCTCTGATTGAGTTGGCTTGCGCCTGTGATATTTGGTGCAGCGGACTGGGCCATCACAACAGAACCTACATTGGCTACATTAGTGCCAACAGTTGTGCCAGTGGTATCTCGAATGGTTCCAGTCTTAATAGGACCAGAAAAAGTGGTAGTAGCCATATGTTACTCCTGTCGGGGCTAGTGTCTGCTTTCGCAGTCAGGGTAAAAAAACAGAGAGGGGCGAAACCCCCCTCTGGAACATCTTACTTCTTACGAAGTACCGGGAGAACCGTAAATTCCCAGCGGATCAGAAACACCGAACGAATAACGCTCACGCGCCTTATAGCGCACGTTACCAGTATCGAAGTCTCCATCCATTGAAGTTTCAAGCGAAGTACGCTCAAAGTGCTTCATGCCATTCGGCACATCGGTAATCAAGAAGAAAGCATTGCTGTCAGTCAAATAATGATTGACGCTATACCCTTCAGGAATAGAACCGTTGTTACGAAGTGCGTTGATGTCGTTATCGGCTGTACCGACTCGACCTTCTGTTTCCAGCAAGCGAGTAGCAACAAACATCAATGCAGGCGGAACAATCAAACGTCGAGGACGAGCAGCGATAAGAAGACCTCTCTCATCGGTATACGCAGCAATGTTAATTACAGCGTCTTCCAAAGAGACTTCATTCAAATCAGCAGCAGTTACCGGACGGTTGCTGTTAGTACCACCATTAACAAGTGGATGACCATTACCACCAGCAACACCATCGCCAGCAGCAGTGAACAAGTTTACTCCATCGCCAGATTGAAAGGCATTGGAAAAACCATTGTTAAGGGGGAAAGCAGATTTAACTTGCTTCGTGTAAGCCATGCCTCGTGCCAAAGCTTTTGTGTAACGAGCAGACAGAGAGTCATAGAGGTTATCCTCCATAGCTTCTTCTGTGATGCTGAAACCCATTGCTACGGTCTCGTGGTTATAACGGGCTGTGAAAGACTCTTGTGCAGAATCGTAAGATATTGCACTACCTTCAGCCTTTACAGGAGCCGCGCCAAAACCACTTAGCTTGACTTCCTCTTCAAACGAACGATCAGATGATTCACTATCGTAAATCATTGTATGCTCGTCTTCGTACTTTTCATACTCTAAGCCAAACAGGGCATTAAGGCCCGGAAGTAGCTCTTTGAGCATTTGCGCTCTTGAAATAGCCATTCTCTAGCCTCCTTATGTGCCTGTGCCAGTATGCTGACGATACTGATGGTCACCAAAGTTAAAGAACACTAAGGCATCAGTAAACGCATCACCAACTGCACTGTCTGGGCCGTTAACAAATTCTACAATTCGCAAAGGAAGTGTAGCAGTTGTTGCGGCAGTTGAACTATCCAAAGCATTCTTGCTTCGGCCTATATCAGTTGAACCCGCAGTCTGTACAACCGCGACATTGTTACCAAGATCAGTTTGAGCTAAAGAAGCATCACCCTGCATCTTGAATACAGCGTCGGGATCGTCAATGACATAAGCAACAGCATCAGAAGCTACTGTTCCTGTGGGCCACATCTGAGAGAATGTCATCTGTTTAGTACCCGGATCTGTGTAAGCACAGCCCATGAATACACCAACAGGAGTTAATGTAGTAGTACCAGTGTCTTTTTCAACGACACCAGCAGCTACCATTTTTACAAAGTCGCCATAGAAGATGTTAGCAGCGTAGCCACTAGCAATCTTAATATGCCGCACTTTGCCGGAGAAAGAACCGCTGGCAGATAAAGTGCCAACTGGTTCCGCTCCCATAGGGGTTGCGGTTGCAGCCATTATTAATTACCTCAATGTTAGGCCGAACCTAATGGTATCAGCCTTTGCCAAATGAAGTCCTCGTAGTCCTATCAGGTTTCAATAGAGGCATACGGGGATCGTTTTCCCTCATAAAACTATTGTCTACAGATTCCATCTGTTGAGCAGCCATTGTCTGGTAATACTCTTGTCGTTTGTCCATCTCTTCTTGAGGAGCTTTGCAAAGCAAAAGTCCGCCAACTTCGATGTTACCAACGAAACGCGAGTTTAAATCAGACATGACTTGCATCTCTGGATGATCATCTGCCTTAACAGGAACCCAGCCTTCTCTCATTTTCTGAGAGACATTAGTGTTATCAGGTTGTCCCAGAACGCTGGTTCTTATCCATCGAAAAGCCCAGCCGTCTTTAGGTGCAGGAACAGGTAACACTGATGCTGGAGACCAACTATCAGAAGTTCTAGCTTCGGTTTGTCTGCTCTCGTTAGAGCGTGGTGTGCGCTGATTAGCCATTAATTACCCCTTCATGAGTTGTCTGGCGTATTGCTCGTTAGTGAGTCCAAGTCGCTTTGCGAGAGAAACTTGGCTGGGAGTTAGTTCTACTGTGCGTGGTTTTGCGCCATTATTTCTATTGGCAGGGGCCACCACGTTTGCCCTACTAGGTGTAGATGGAACATTGCTCCCATAGCTTTCATCTGCACCAAAGTATTCAGGAAATTTCTGACGCATTGTAGCGTCTATCCTATTATAGTATTCATCACTTGCTGGGTCTAATCTTTCATCCTTTATTAATTTCTCATGCAATCCATAAGCTAAGGCAGTCATGTCCTTATGATTAGGATCTAAGAACCAAGGATTGTTTTCTTTCCAATTAACCTGCTTACTAGAAAGAGGCTGAGGTTGTTGCTGCTCTTGAACTTGAGCAACATTCTGAGCCTGAGCTTGCCTAGTTTGTTGGGCAAATTGTCTGCCTTGTTCCTTTCTTTCTATCTCTTTTAACTCATATTGAGCAAGATTTAAAGCTTCTTGAGTAGCAAGTATCTTATCAGTATCGCCTTCTTCGTATGCAGTTTTATATCCCTGCTTGGCGTTTTCATAATCAAGCTTTGCCTTTTGCTTGACAGAATCAATCAAAGCCGTCTCGCCACGATCTATCATAGATTGATAGTTTTTGTTCTTTTCTACAAGCTCTTGAGCAACGCGAACAGCTTCATCACGAAGCTTCTCGGCATCTTCACGCTTACGACGATCATCGTTATTAATCGCACGAAGCTTGTTAATTCTTTTTTGAACAGATCCAGTGTAGCCCTTGAGATCCTCTTCCGTAATACCATCATCGGCTGGGGTGTCATCACTAAACGTAGGTCTGTTTTTATCTTCCGTTGGTGTGTCATCAACAATCGTAACCTCAATATCGCTTGCTGCTTCTTGAGGAGCTGGCTCGGACTTCTTGCCAATCTGAGTCTTGACACCAAAAAATTTATCTTCACTGCTAGTTTCTTGTACTTGCTCTGCATCACTCATATTTTTCTAATGCCCCTTGGATCATCAATAATAGCTTCTACGCTGTCATCATTAATAAGTCTAAACTCTCGGTCGTGTATAGAAAACCTAGTTCCAGAATAAGATCTCATCAAAATAAAATCGCCCTCTTTACAGTAAGGACCATTAGGAAACTTCTCCTTATCTTGATAAGCGTCTGGACCAAGCTTCATGACAAAGCCAACAATAGATCCAACTTCTTCAAGCTGTCTTGTTTGTTGCGCCTTAATGATTCCGCCCTCAGTCTTCTCATCAACTTCAGGCAATGCTATTAAAATTTTATATCCAGAAGGTTCAGGTAACTGACTAGGCTTTGACTCGACATCTTTATTGTCACTTGTCTCAGCCTTTGCTGTAACTGATTCAACTTCCACACTAGCAGCTTCACTCATGTTATTTCCTTAGCACTGGAATTTAGTGTCCAGAGTCACCTTGCACCGCAACATGCGGAGAATTAAGCGTTCTCAATCTTTTGATTTAGATCAAGAATTTCTCTTTCAGCCATAGCAAGACCTTCTATAATCCCGCAGCATTTAGAGTATTCATCATAGTTCTTGCAGCTACCCGTACTAATATGATCACTTACATCATTCATCATTACTCGGATATTATCTTTCAGAACTTTTAAAGCATTGTTACTAAAAACATCATTCACCAGATAGCTCCTTCGCTATTTCAACACCGACCTTAACGCCTTCAAGCATATCCTTTGACTTCATTCTAGACTTTTCTATTTCCTCTCTAGATGAATCCTCAGCTACACGAACACCAAGCTTGGCCCCTTCAACTCTGACTTCTTGAGAAAGCTTTTCTCTTTCAAGTTCGTTCTTCTCTTTACTCTTTTGAAGATCAACTTGAATTCTAGCCATATCAGTTGCAGCTTTGTCTTGGGCTTGCTTGGCCTTGAGTTGTAATTCAGCTTGTTGGAGCTGGACGATTGGATCTTTCATCTGCTCCTGAATGCGTTGGGCTTCCATCTCTCTCTTGTCTTTGCCGGTAAGTTGTGCGGCAGCAGGAGCAACGAGCTTAGATAGCCTACTTTCAATGTCTTCTGGTAATTGCTCTTCTGGTGGCGGCAGTTCTACACCAAGTTCTTTTTCTATCTGTTGTCGATAGGAGAAGGCCACATGCTCTGAGATATGCGCCATCATTGCTGCCTGCTTCACTTTAGCGTCAGGAGCCATTGAGAGTATCTTCAATAGCTTAGGATCTTCCATTGCTGACATGTGAGTCTGTATATGCGCTTCATGATCCTGATAAGCAAACGCCTTAATGGGTTCTCCATTAATGATGTTCATGTTTTCAGTCACAGGATCTGTAGGTTTAATGTCTTTATCCGTTGGGATAATGTTATCTGCATCCCTTATGCCCAGAACTTCTATCATTTGACGATGAAGTAGTGGTAGATCGTACATTTGTGGAGCTGAGACGGAGAGTTGCAGCGCAGCTTGATACTGCATAATGCGCTGTGCCATCGTTCCACTATTCGGATCGCTAACAGGAATGATATCTATGCGATCATCGAAGTCTTCTGCCGCTAGTGGTTGCTCTGAATCATCATATGGGTAGCGTTGCGGCCCATAATCATGCACTAATCGGCTTAATATCTTTAATTCTGCCCCCATTGCGGCGTGAACACGCGCCTGAACCGCGCTTAACACCTTCATTTCGCGCTCAAGTATGGCTAATGTCGTGCCAAC